GAGCGAGGCGCGCAGCCACCTGCTCGTCTTCACCCCGCAGATCCTGCGCGAGGATGCGCCGATGCTGCGCACGCTCAACTTTCCCGAGGCCGACTGGCAGCATCCCGCCTTCGATGTGCTGCAGATCGAGGATTATGACTGGATCGCCGAGGGGCGGCACGATCTTGCCCGTCTGACCTGGCTGCTCGCCACCCGGGTGCTCGGCTATCCCAAGGAGCAGATCCACTACTTCGCCGGGTTCACCCTGCGGCCCGAGACCACCTGGATCTGGCACGAGACCGACCGGGCGATCTGGCGCGCCTTCCGCGAGGGGCCGGCCGAGGTGTTCGTCTGGAGCCGTGAGCAGGTGATGCGCGACGGCTGGACCTTCGACCGGCGCGACTGGAAGCTGTGGGGCGGCCTCACCCACCTTGCCCAGTGCTGGCGGATCGAACGCACCGACGGGGTGGTGCTGGGGTTCACCTCGCACGACCGGCCGCTGGTGGTGGAGGGACTGACATACCAGCCCGCCAATGCCTTCTCGGCCAGCCAGATCGCCTCGGCCGCCGACATGTCGGTGGGCGATGTCGAGCTGCTGGGCGCGCTCGATGCCGAGGCGATCACCGCCGCGGACCTGCTCGCCGGGGTCTATGACCATGCCGCGGTCGAGCTGTTCGTGATCGACTGGAGCGCGCCCGATCTGCCGCGCACCATCGTGCGGCGCGGGCGGATCGGCACGGTGAGCGCGGCGGGCGGCTCCTTCCGTGCCGAGCTGCGCGGGCTCGCCCAGGCGATCCAGCAGCCGGTGATCGACAGCTACAGCCCGGAATGCCGGGTCGATCTCTATTCGCCCCAATGCGGGGTGAGCCGCGCCGCCCATGCCGCAAGCGCCGTCGTCACCGCGCTCACCGATGGCAGCCTCGGCGCGGTGAGCGACAACCGGGTGTTCCAGGCTTCCGGCCTCGGCAGGCCCGACGGCTGGGCCGACTATGGCGAGCTCGTCTGGACGAGCGGCGCCAATGCCGGACGGCGCTGCGAGGTGCGCAGCCAGGTGGGCGGGCGGATCGAGCTGTGGGAGCCGATGGGGCGCGACATCGCCGTGGGCGATGGCTTCATCCTCCATGCCGGCTGCGACAAGGCGCTGGCCACCTGCCGCGACAAATTCGCCAACGTGCTCAACTTCCGCGGTGAGCCGCACGTGCCGGGGCAGGATGCGATGCTGCGCTATCCCGATCCGCGCGGCTGAGCGCGGCCCTCGACACCTCTTTCCAGCCAAGCCTCATCACCTTGCGCCCCGCCGGGCTGGCGGCGGGGCGCCGATGGAGACTGCCATGATCCGCTATCTCGTCAACCGCATGCGCGAACCCTCGACCTGGGCGGGGCTCGCCGGCCTCGCGCTCGCGCTCGGGATCTCCGAGGCCGAGTGGCAGGTCTGGTCCGCCGCGGCCGCCGCGCTCGCCAGCCTCGCTGCCATGCTGCTGTGGGAGCGCCCCGGGGCCGACCGGGGCGAGGCGGGCAAGCCGTGAGCCCGTGGCGCAGCCTGCTGCCCTTTGGCGCCGGCCTCATCCTGCTGGCGCTGGCCGCGCTCGTGCTCTGGCAGTTTGGGGCGGCGCGCAAGGCCGAAGGCGAGGCCCGCGCCGCGGCCGAAGCGGCGATGCGCTGGCAGGCCGCGCTCGAGGCGCAGACCCGGCAGATCACTGCGCTCGAGGCCGCCGCAGCAGCGGGCGAGCGCGGCGACCACCGCCCATGCCCTCACCCGCGAGAAGCTGCAGCCGATCATCATCCACTCGCTCGAGGAGGCAAGGACCCATGAGACCACCCCTGCCGGCGCTGTGCTGTGCCTTGATGCTGGGCGCGTGCAGTCCATCGAGGCCAGCGCCGCTGCCCTTGGCCTGGAAGGTGCCGCCGCCCCCGGCGGTGGCGCTGCAGCCCTGCACGCGCACCCCGCTCCCGACCAGCCCTGACGGCACGCTCACCGCCGCCGGGGCCGAGCGCGCGCTGCGCCAGCGCGACATCGACCTTGCCCTGTGCGAGGCCCGCCGCCGCGCCGCAATCGAAGCCTGGCCGGAGTAGTCCTAGATGCCCGAAAAGGAAGTCTGTTTTGGGGCCGATATATGCTGCTCTACGCTTTCGATGACATATTCGGTGCGAAGCCCACCGGGGGTGAGCCATTGGTCCATCCGGACTGTGCAGACGAGGTAATCGTCCTTTGCAAAGGAAATTTCGGAGGACTCCACTCTGGTCCAGAAGGTCTCGTCCTCGATTATAGCCTGAATGGTCTGGGCGCCATTCGACAGGCGCCATTTCCTGCCTCTCTCAAAGAAAAGGCGCTTGATCTGATAGGTTGCCCGGAAGGTGTCGGAAGAACTCGGCGCGGATCCAGTGACGGCAGTGAATGCATCCGCTTCACTTGCCTCGATCCGCTCGACCACATGACCCGCATGGTCCTCGAAGCGGATACGATCCACCCCGTCCTCCCGCAGTGGTTCGGTGAAGCGTTCCAAAGGTTGCCTGATCGACGGCTCCTCGATCATCCGTGCGACGCTCGAGTTGATTTCCACGAAGTCGCCATCCTCAACGATCAGCCTGGTGTTGCCATCCCTCAGATCGATCCGTCGTCTGATATCCCGGCCTCGAAGCCATCTGATCACCTGAATGACGCCCTTGCCGCCAGCTATGGTGATATCCTTGAGGTTGAAGCCAAGGAGGCCGAGCAGTGCCAACGTTCCGGCGCCCTCCGATGTCATCGCCCATGCAAGGGCAGCATCCTTAAACTCATCGATCCAGTGCAGGGCAATGCCGACATCGAAGCTGCCCCGCTTCACATCAGCCCTGACCCGGACCTTCACGCGCCCGGGTTCACCTGTTCGGATTGCGTCAGCGTTCTCGATCAACTTTCCGAGAGCCAGCAGCGACGAGGCTAGCTGGCCCACGTCCATTTCGCCATCTTCTACGGCGGGACCGTCAAACACGACGCGGAAGTGATCGTGAGCCATACCGCCTCCTATCCCTGAGCAAAAAGCCTGTCCAATTCTTCCCACTATCAACGGGACCCCAGCCATGCCGATCACCACCCGTGACCAGCTGATCGATGCGCTTGCCAACGGCGCCAGTCGCATCGTCATCGACAAGGGCTCCATCGCCCTCGGCTCCGGCTCTGCCGGTCAATATGCCTCGCTGTGGCGCGCGACCGGCACGCCGGGGCAGGGCGCCATCCCCGGCGCGGCCGAGGTCTGCACCAGCGCCCTCGTCGGCGCCTTGCCCTTTGCCAACCAGGCCGCGCCGCGCCGCAGCTATCTCGCCTGGCTCTGGGCGGTCTCGAGCGCCAGCGCCACGACGCTGGAGATCCACGACCGGCTGGCGCACATGGGCGGGCTCAACCTCTCGGTGACGAGCGCGCAAACGGTTGGCGTGGATGTCCAGACGCTCGGCGTCGCAGCGGACCGGATCGGCCGCGCGGACTTCTCCGACCTGCAGTGGTGGTACGAGATCTACAGCCCCGGCGGCGCGACCGCGGCCAACGCCACCTTCACCGTCACCTTCGATGACGGCTCGACCGGCACCCTCAACCCGCTCGCCGTGGGCGGCAGTCTGGCGGCCGGGCGCCTCTTCAGCCTCGACGGCCTGCGCACCGCCGCCCAGCAGGGGCGCAACATCCGCGGGGTGAGCAGCGTCACGCTCTCGGCCTCGACCGGGGCGGCGGGCAGTGCCGGGGTGACCGTCACCCGCCCGCGCACCGCTCTGCCCATGCCGCTTGCCAACTTCTCCAACGTCGCCGACTGGGCCCAGCTCGGCCTGCCCGACATCCCCAACGATGCCTGCCTGTTCCCGGTGATCATCCCCAGCAGCACGAGCACCGGCACCCTGCGCGGCGGGGGCAAGATCGTCCATGGCTGAGCCTGCCGCCCCCGTCACCGGCGCCGCGGTGGTGGCCGCCGCGCGGCTCTGGCTCGGCACCCCCTTCTGCCACCAGGGGCGGCGGCGCGGGGTCGGGGTCGACTGCGTCGGCCTCGTCATCGCCGTGGCGCATGAGCTCGGCCTCTCCGACTTCGACATCACCGGCTATGCCCGCCGGCCCGACAGCGACCTGCTCGCCCGTCTCGCGCACGAACTGATGCAGCCCATCGATCCGGCCGCCGCCCGGCCCGGCGACGTGCTGCTGATCGCCATCGAGGGCCGCGCGCAGCATCTCGCGATCCGCTCCGACCTTGCCGGCGATCCGGCGATCATCCACGCCCATGCGCCCCGGCGCCGGGTGGTCGAGCACCGCATCGACGCGGACTGGGCGCAGCGCATCCGCGCCGCCTTCCGCCTGCCGGGAGTGGCGCCGGAGGAGGCGGACTGATGGCCTCGCTCGTCCTCTCCGCGGTCGGCACCGCGATCGGCGGGCCGCTGGGCGGCACGATCGGCGGCCTCATCGGCTCGGCGCTCGACCGCACCCTGTTCGCCCCCACGGTGAGCGCCGAGGGCCCGCGTCTTGCCGATCTGGCGGTGCAGGCCTCGAGCTACGGCCAGCCCATCCCGCGGCTGTGGGGGACGGGCCGCATCGCCGGCAACCTCATCTGGTCGACCGGCCTCATCGAGACCAAGACCACCACGAAGCAGGGCGGCAAGGGCGGCGCGCCGAAGACCACCACCACCACCTACAGCTACCATGTCGACTGCGCGATCGCGCTGTGCCGCGGACCCATCGCGGGCGTGCGGCGCATCTGGGCCGACGGCAAGCTGTTCCGCGATGCCGACGGGGTGCAGCGCCACGCCGAGGCGCTGCGCGTCTACCCCGGCAGCGAGGACCAGATGCCCGATCCCGCCATGCAGGCAGCGCTCGGTGCGGCGGACTGCCCGGCGCACCGCGGCCTTGCCTATGTGGTGTTCGAGCGCCTCGAGCTTGCCGACTTCGGCAACCGCATCCCCAACTTCACCTTCGAGGTCGAGGCGCAGGCCTCGGCCACGGTGGCGAGCGTGATCGAGGAGCTGTGCAGCCTCGCCGGCGTGCCCTTCCTCGATGCCGCGCGCACCGGGCGCATCGACCTTGCCGGCTATGCCGTGGCGCGCCCGGCAAGCATCCGCCAGGTGCTCGAGCCGCTGCGCAGCGCCTTCTTCTTCGATGCCGCCGAGATCGAGGGCGCGCTCGCCTTCTTCCCCGCCGATGGCACGCCGGTCGCGCGGGTGCCCGTCGGCGAACTCGGGGCGCACCCCTTCGGCAGCGAGCCGCCGCCGCCGCTCGAGCTCCGGCGCACGGCGGAGGCCGAACTGCCGCGCCAGATCACCGTGCAGCACCTCGATCCGGCGCGCGACTACCAGGTGAACGCGCAGCGCGCCCGGCGCTCGACCAGCCCGAGCACCGCCGATCTCTCGGTCGACCTGCCGCTGGTGCTCGAGGCCTCCGAGGCCAAGGCGATCGCCGAGCGCATGGTCTGGCTCCAGTGGCTCGGGCGCGACACGGTCACCTGCCAGCTGCCGATCGCCTATCTCCACGTCGAGCCGGGCGACAAGCTGGTGGTGCTGGATGGCGAGGGCCGCGCGCGCACCTTGCGGGTCACCCGGCGCGAGCTGCGCCTGCCCGGCAGCCTGCTGCTCGAGGCGGTGACCGACGGCGCCGCCGCGCTCTCGCGCATCGCCAGCGCCGCGCCGGCCCCGGTGCCGCCGCAGGCAGTGCTGCTGCCCGGCCTCACCACCGCCCACCTCCTCGACCTGCCGCTGCTGCGCGAGGAGGACGACGGGCCGCACCTGCTGCTCGCCGCGGCCGGGGCCTCGACCGGCTGGCGCGGCGCGGTGCTCGAGCGCTCGGCCGATGGCGGCGCCACCTGGGAGCGGCTCGCCGAGCTCACCGAGGCAGCCGTGCTCGGCACCGCGCTCGACGCCCTGCCACCGGCCTCGCCCCATGTCTGGGACCGGGCAGGCAGCCTCACCGTCAGCCTGCTCGATCCGTCCGACACGCTCGAGAGCGTGAGCGAGGCGGCGGTGCTCTCGGGCGCCAATGCCTGCCTCGTCGGCGGAGAGGTGATCCAGTTCCGCGACGCCGAACTGGTCGCGCCGGGCACCTGGCGTCTTGCCACCCTGCTGCGCGGGCGGCGCGGCACCGGTGATGCGATCGGCGCCCATGGCCCAGGCGAGCGCTTCGTGCTGCTCACCGGCTCGGCCGGGATCGCCCGGCTCGCCCTGCCGCTGGCCGAGCGCGGGGCGCTGCGCCAGTGGCGCGCGGTCTCGCTCGGCACCCGGGCCGAGGATGCGCCGACCATCAGCCTTGCCTGGCAGGCGCGCGCGCTGATCCCGCTTGCTCCCGTCCATGCGCGAGGTGAGCGCAACGGCGCGGGCGATCTGGCGATCCGCTGGATCCGCCGCACCCGCTGGCCCGCGCCCTGGAGCGACCATGTCGATGCCCCGCTCGGCGAGGCGGGCGAGGCATATCAGATCGACATCATGGCAGGCAGCAGCGTCAGGCGCACCATCGCCACCACCCAGCCGCAGGCGCTCTACCCGGCCGCGGACCAGATCGCCGACTTCGGCACCGTGCAACCTGCCGTGACCTGCCGCATCCACCAGCTGAGCGAGCGGGTGGGGCGCGGCGCAGCCCTGGAGGTGACCCTGTGACGACCACTCCCAACCTTGCCTTGCCCTTCCTCGATGCCGCCCAGGCGCAGAAGGAGGTGACCCACAACGAGGCGCTGATCCTGCTCGATGCCCTGGTGCAGGGGCGGGTCAAGGGCCGCCACCTCTCCGCCCCGCCGGCCGCGCCCGCCGAGGGCGAGGCCTGGATCGTCGGGCCCGGCGCCACCGGTGCGTGGACGGGTCAGAGCGGCCGGATCGCGCTGTGGCAATCGGGCTGGCGCTTCCTCGTGCCGCGCGCGGGCTGGCGGCTGTGGGACGAGCAGGCCCAGCGGCTCGTCACCTTCTCCGGCAGCGCCTGGGGCGACCTGCCGGCCGAGGCGATGCAGATCCCGACGCTGGCCCTCGGCTGGATCGGCTACGGATCGGGCTATGCCTCACCCCGCTACTGGCGCGATGCCCATGGGCGGGTGAGCATCGATGGGCTGATGCAGGCCGGGAGCGACGGCACCGTGTTCACCCTGCTTGCCGGCTATCGCCCGGCCGAGCGGCTGATGTTCGCCTGCTGGTCGGGCGGCGGCGCCTACCGGGTCGATGTGACGCCCGCGGGCGAGGTGATCCTCCAGGGATCGAATGCCGTGTTCTCCTCGCTTGCCGGCATCACCTTCCTTGCTGCCGGCTGATCGCACGAAAGGAGGAGCATCATGGAGCCATCGCTCATCCTCGAGCTTGCCACCCGCTTCGGCCCGGCCGGCCTCATCATCGGCTGGCTGGTGTGGGAGCGCATGACCACCGCCAGGGAGCGGCTTGCCTATGACCGCGAGCGGCTCGAGGCCGACCGCCAGCTCGCCGCCTCGCTCGCCGCGCTCACCGCCGTCATCCAGGAAAGGCTGGGCCGATGAGCCGCGAAAGCCTTGCCGCCGTCCGGCTGCGCCGCGCCGCGGCCTGCGCGCTCGCCGAGGCCTGCCGCGCGCTGCTGGCGATGCCGG